CGGGAGGACAATGATGGTGGAGAGGTAGCGGCCTTCGGGCTTGCCCTCGGCGGGGAGATCGTAGCGACGGTGGGCCAGGTCGAGGGTGCCGAAGGTGGCGCCGTCAGCGCGAGGGTCGAGAGGGTCTTCATCCGGGACGATGCGAATGCGGCGCTTGTTGCCCTCGTGGGAATACTCGAGGGTGGTGATGGTGTCGTTCATGAATGAACCTCCTAGAGGGTTATCTCGGTGACGCGGGTACTGATGGGTTCGAGGAACTCCTCGGGCCAGCAGTCATTGTCGTTCATGTAGTCAATAACGTCTTGCTCCTCAGAGATGGCGTCAGGAACTTCAACGACACCTAGGAACAGCTCCTGGTAGACTCGAAATGCTCTCATGGGTGAACCTCCGGAAGGAGATTGCCGTCAGCGTCGACGTTGACGGGGTCGTGGGATTCGACGACGCGGTACTCTTCCGCGGGGTAGCGAAGGCCGTTGGGGACGAAAGAGGATTCGCCGACAGCACGGACTTCTACGACGTAGGACATAGGGACCTCCAGAAGGGAAGGATCGGGAAGCTAGGCTTCCGAGGAGGGCCAGGAAGATTCCTGGCCTACCTTAGGAGTCTAGATGCCGTCGAAGTTGGGCGCCGCTTCGATGTAGTTCGCCACGAGGACGATTTCGCCTCGAGGGTCTTCCGAGATGTAGCCTACAACTCGGATCAGGGTTCCTTCAGACAGGGGACAACAGATGTCCGTTCCGTCCGTGAGGGTCACCTGTACGAGGATGTCGGAGCCCCTGTACTTATTCATGATGATGACGCTGTTCTTTGCGCTTTTTACCACGTTCCCGCCTATCAACACACTGTTCAACATGTGAAACTCCTTCTTAGAGCATGGATTTAAGTTCGGATTTGATCCGACGGGCGACCGGGCCCCGCCAGCTTTTGGCGTTGGCGAGGAAGTACAAGACTATCATGCGCCCCGAGTCCAGCCCGAAGTAATCATACACGGTTTGAAGATCTTCCATCGCCGAGAGGTACGGTTCGGCGTAAGGTGACACACAAGAGCGCCCTGTGAAGGTGACCCAGTCATTCCGAACTTCGCGGGCTATTTCGTAAAGTTTGCGAGCCATGATCCGCCTCCTTCTTAAAGATCGTACTGGGAGATGAAGTGCTGAGTCCGTTCGAACTTGTCATCGTCGGACAAGTTCTTGACGCGCCAAATGTCTTCAACGGTCGAGAGGAACGAGTTGGCGTCGTCCCCGGGCTGAAGGTACAAGAAGTCGCTCCTGTCACGATAGAGCGTGACACCGCCGAACCGATCTTCGATGAAGTCGTACATAGAATCCTCCTGCACGAGAAGTGTATATGAGATGGGGCGCATTTCGCACGAGATGGCCCACTATCCCCCCTGTGTCGGCGCGTTCCACCATGTGGACGCCCTTTGATCGCGCGAGATGGCACTATGTGCCGATATATCGAAATTATCGGGGCCGCTCCGCCCCGGAGTGTCCGGATGCGCTTGTCTAAGCAAGTCTAGATACTAGCTAAAATTAGCTCTATCGACCTTGACCTAGCATGCATGAGCTATGTTAGGATTAGACAAGTGTATCGAGTGTACTTAGATCTAGCGTGTATTAGTGTCGATCTAGCATGCTACGTACCATGTCGATCGACATGGTATGCATCTATAGGTATCGTCAACGTGATCTAGCTTAGCATGATCTAACTCTGCAGATATGCAAGCGTATGTAGCATGATCTAGCACTCTATTTGAAGGGAGAAAAAAAAAGCCGGAAGAAACATCTTCCGGCTTTAGGAACTAGGAACTAGGAACGATGGAGTTATACGCTAGTGTTACCATAATCATACTCTTCTATTTCCGTCAATCGATCCTGAACCAAGTCTAGTAATATCATTATATCGGCTCGATCGATACCTACTCTCGAATATCGTCGAGCTTGCAAGTATCTAGCTATACTCTGAAGTGTAGCTAAACGATTACTGTATGTAATAATCGTCATAATATTGCGCATGTTATCTGTACTCATATCGCATCCCCTTTGTCCAACGGCTTGTTGCCGATAAGTCCGTCGCTCGTTGGCATGTAGGCGCCGAGTGCTACTGCTGTGTCGTAGTACGCTAGTCTAAGATCATCGCCGATATAGTGCCAGGTAGCTACGTACTCGGCATCTGTACCACTCGGTATGATAGTGTACTCATAGTACGTTACTATCGTACCATCAATTACTCGGCGACACTGGACAAGTTTCCCAGGATTATGCCAGTGTTTGCGAGCTCTAGCAATCGATATAAGTATTTTTATATCGATATTTCTTTTATTATTAATTCCGTCAAGTATTACAGGGATGATCGATACAGGATTAGCATTTTTAATTCTTTCCAGTCGTTCCAGTGTCTCGACACGTTTTCGAGCTCGAGCCAGACGCTCCTCGATCGACGTTACCATAATGTCCTCCTCAATAAGACTATGGGCACTATGTGCCCTATGCGCCCGAGTGCAATATGATTGCACTTACACTTTATGGTTCGAGCGCGTGGTAGGATTTTTTCGTGCGGCCGAACACGTTCCGCTCAGATTTACTAGCCGGTAACGTGTCTCCGCTAGCATGTATTATATTACATTGTACAAGGATTGTCAATAAGGTATTGTTTTTTTTCTACTCTTTTTCCTATGGCATCTAGACTAAGCGCATTATATAATCATTATAGCGTCATTATAGCGTGTAAGTCTTTATGGTATAAGTAATTATATAGATTATATAGCATTATATAGCATTATAGCTTTTTTCGTGTATGAGGGATTTCAAAAGTTGAAATGTTTCTAGATATTTACTTATAGATAAATATATATATATATAAAATTGATGTCCTGTTTTTAGCAACTCGGCAATCCAGCTATAATATCTACTATTTGACATCATTATAGCCCTATAATCACGTAATTCATTGCTGTATAATGATTTAGTGCATTCAACCGCGCTATAACGTCTATATAATGCTATAGTACGCTATATAATCCTATATACCTCATTATATCGGTATGACGTTCGGCAAGTCTAAAAGGTCTAAAATCTCCATTGTTCTATGGCAAATCGGTAGTCTAAGCGCTTAGATTATACTGGTCGTGATACCTTAGACTTGACTTATACCGATATACCTTGACCTATAGCTTGACGTACGTGATCTAGACCTGCACTCGGCTTGACCTGCACTTGACCTATGCTAGGTATAGCTTACTTTTCCAGTAAGGTATGACGATCGACAAGCGCTTGACACGTGTTAGATCCACCTAACATGTTAGACAAGCCTAACATCGAGGCCAGGCACCCCGAAAGGCGGGCGGCGCACGTGGGGGGAAGGGCACTCTCCCATCTCACACCCAGTTTTTGGGTTTTACATTGTTTTGCTCTTGACATCTTCTCCATAGCGCGCTACACTATACCCATGAGCGACGAACCTGTGGTGTTTTCCTCCTCCCTTGACAACCTCATCCTCCAGACCTATCTCGACCTGCTGTCCTCGCAAGACCCCCAGGTGCGCCTCAAGGCCGCCCGTGACCTAGCCGAGATACGCGGGCACTTCCGCAACTCCCGCACGGCCTCCTCTCCCACCCAGATCAACGTGGGCGTCACTGACCCCGCCCATCTCGAACAAGTCCTCGGGGGCCTGCGTCTCCTAGGACAGAGTGGCACTGGAGATAACTAGTCCCCTCACACATCCTTGACATGCCAACCCCTCTATCATACTCTGTACCATAGAGCCTGTGAGCGCTCTAAGTCTCTCACATCTTGACCGCACGGGACTGTCCATCCCGTGGAAAAGGGTAGTCGTATGGATTAACTCAAACACTGGAACGGAGAAGTCGTGATGTTCACCGGGAAGAACTCCGCGCTCGCCACGACTCTCGAGAACATCTGTGACGCCTCTCTCCTCATCAACTGGGCGACGCAGGCCGCGACGGCGGCTGGTGTCGTCTCGGCCACACTCTTCCTCCGCAAGATCGGATCTTCCCAACGTGGCGGTCAAGGAGTCACAGCTCCTCAGTAATAGTTTGAAAGAGTTGACTTCCTAGGGAGGCTGTGCGTTGCTTCCCTAGGAATTTTTAGTATTTGACAAATCTACAACCCCTCACTATACTAATAGTAGGAGGTCTTTATGCGGCACAGGTACTTAACAAACACATCACTGGAAGAAAAATTCTGGGCTGGAATTTCTAAGAAAGGCCCGGCGGATTGCTGGAATTGGACCAAGAGTCTAACCGTTCATGGAGGTTACGGACAGTTTACACACATGCATAAATTATACAAGGCACATCAGGTAAGTTACCGGATACACTTCGGAGAAATACCTAAAGGAAAGTTTGTATGCCACAAATGTAATAATCCTGCCTGCTGTAATCCTGCCCATTTATATGCTGGAACACCTGCCGACAACTGGAGAGATACTATTGAGTCTAAAAAAGCTTGTAGGTTTCCGATATATAGAGGAGAAGAGTGCCACGATGCTAAGTTGACAGAAGCCAAAGTAAGAGATATACTTACAAGCAATAAAGGAGGAGCTGAACTAGCGAAAGAGTACGGAGTTAGCAGGTCAGCTATTTCTGCAATAAGAAGGAGGAGAACGTGGAAGCATGTGAATGCATAGACCCTACAAATCCCTCGCACTACAAAGCTCACCCATCGGGAATCGAATGTATTCAAATCACCGAACACATGAACTTCTGCCTCGGCAATGCTGTCAAGTACATTATGCGCTGTGACCACAAGAACGACCCCATCACCGATCTGCGCAAGGCAATCTGGTACATCGAACGTGAAATATCTCGACGCGAAAGGAGTCCAGCATGAACCTCTCCCGCAAAGTTCTATCCGAAGCTCTCTCAGTGCCGCAGTCCTCCCCCTTCTACAATGATGCACTTGACATTGCCTGCTCCGTACAGAACATGATCGACCACGGACTTGAGTTCGACACCACCATCGACGGAGAGCTCGCCGACACCCTACTCACTCTTGCCGATATGCTCTACGCCACAGCCATGTATGGCCCCATGCTTGTCGAAGATGACGACTCCGAGGACACCCTGGACAAGTACGACCCCCTGCTTGAGGATGACGAAGACCCCTACCCCGAGGAGTGAGTCATGCCTTCCGAGTCGGTGCCCATCACGATCGTGTCTGAGCGCTCGCACACGGCCCCGGTTCACATAACCCGTGTCAGGGATGTGCTGATCCTGCACTGCGGCTCCCAGACCGTGGCCCGCATGGTGCGCGCTTCCATCAAGGAACACCTCGAATCCATAGGCAAGGAGAAGGAGCCGACATCGGTGGATGTCCAGGGCCAGCGCATCGGCTTTGTCGTGGAGGATGACGACTGATGAATGTAATCTTGTTGGACGGGCCCGTCGGGGAGACCGAGGCCCTGCGTGCCATGAGGCTCCCATACAGCGCCGGTTCCACCGTGTCCCGTGAGAAGGACATGCAACTCGGAAAGACCCTCACACTCAAGGGCGACTCGCACTCCAAGTTCGCGCGCCTCATCGACGTGTGGCTCGAGATACGGGCACCCCGCTTCTGGTGGCAGGAGTGCGACACGTACCGCATGGGGGTGGACAAGGTTTCGGCCTCCACCATGAACAAACTCACCTCCCAACCCATCGTGGAGCAGGATTTCGAGTATCCGCACCTAATATCCCCGGCCCTGCTCCAATACCTCAACTTTCATCTCGAGAAGTGCAGAACGAACGAGATCAGCCTGGCCGAGTTCAAATCCCTCCTGCCCGAGGGCTACCTCCAGACCCGCATCGTGAAGTGTTCCGTGCAGGCCCTGCACTCCATGTACCGCGACCGCAAGAACCACCGCCTGCCCCAGTGGCGTATCTTCTTTGACGCCCTGCGCTCCGCAGGCTTCCTGATCCTATCGACCTTCGTCTTCGAGGAGACCCCATGACCCCGGCCTCCGGAAACGACCCTACCAGCCGGGCCGCCCAGGGGCCTTTCCCCATCGGCCCCTCTTCGGCTGTTGGCTCTCTACCCCCTTTCCGGCCCTTCGACCTTCCAAACCTCTCTCCTTCTGCTTGCACAGTGGGAGAACTTCTTCGTGGTGAAGCAACACAATGAAACTGAGTGAATCCATAATAACGCCGCTTATCACTCCACATGAGAAAGCTCCGATCTTCTCGAGGAACGACGCCTCTCTTGTCCTGCAACAAGTGTTGAGCGAAATTTCAAGCGGGAACTTCCCCGTGAATGACACGCTTAGATCCCTTGTGCGGCAGGCGTCTCTTGTGAATTTGTTCTTTTTCTTGAAGTGTGTGGCGGCGTACAACGGGCCGTACAGCGACCTGACGCCGAAATTGCACCTGGATATGTGCAATTTCAGGCAACTCGCCGTGGAACCGGGTGCCAGGCTTGGAGTGTTCGTTCCGAGATCGTCGCTCAAGAGCACCATATGCACTCATGGTGGAGCGGCGTGGGACATGTTGAGAGACCCGAACATTCGTATCGGTATATTTTCCTCGATATACGACCGGGCGCATGACTTTTTCGCCCAGACACAGCGCATTTTCGACTCGAATGACTTCTTTGCGTGGGTGTTTCCGGAGTATGTGCCGTCCACTGCGGATGGTTCCCGTTGGAATGACAGGGAGGGTGTGCTTCCGAACCGCACACGCACATTTCCGGAGCCGAACATCAAGCCGTTTACGGCGGGTGGTAGCACACAGGGTATCCATGTGGACGAGGGGCTGTTCGATGACATCGTGGGGGATGCCCAGCTCAACGCAGACCATGGAGCTACGGCGGATATGTACCGCATAAAGAACTGGTTCAAGAGTTCGCTACGGCCTCTGCTCATAAGCATGGAGCAGTCCAGGGCCGTGTTGAGCGCCACCAGGTATGGCATAGACGACCCGTACGAAGACGTGATGTTGGACGCCTACGAGCAATACGGCTATTGGGATGAGATCGGGGCGAATTATCCGGTCAATCCTGAGGGAACATGGCGTGTGTACTACAGGATGGCTCTTGAGCAGGACGAGAGCATCTACCCCGAGAGATACAGCGTGGAGTCCTTGAGGCGTCTTGCGGCGGACGACCCTTGGACATACCAAACCCAGTACCTCAATAATCCGATAGCGTCGAACTCGGTGGAATTTTCCCAATATGACGTTCAGCCTGTCGACATCGAATATGATCCGAGGCGTGGGTGGTTCATCGTGCTGGATTTGGAGGACACGGTTATACCCCTCAAGGATTGCGATCTGGTGGTAGCCATAGATCCGGCGGGAGTTGAAAAGTTTGTCAACATACGAACTTCGAGAAGCGTGTTGCTGGTGTTGGCACGTACCGCGGATGACAGGTATTTCATAATCGATATACGGGCCGGGTACGTGCCCACGACACAGTGGATGGACTGGGCGTTTGAGCTGTTTTCCAAGTATGGAACAGTGAGGAAAACGGTGGTGGAGATGCAGGCGGGCTTCAAGGCCCTGGAACCCGTATTGAGGGCCGAGGAGGCACGGCGTTTGAAGTGGTTCAACTTGGACGCCATCAATGCCCTGGGTGACAAGGTCGTGACGATACGGAACATCATACAGCCTGTGCTGGAACGCAAGGTGTTGTATTGCGCCAGACCGTACATGTCCCTGCTCAACGAGGAGCTTAGGACGTTTCCGAGCGGAGTGAAGCGGGACATCCTCGATGCCCTCAAAATAGCGATAAAAATGAGCGTCCGTCCCGATTCTATTGACAGTGAAGAGTTAGGGGAGCTAAACTCCTACAGGACAGGGATGGGAATGAACCCCACTACAGGTTATTGAGGAGTGCAATATGAGCGATACCATAGAGATTGTGGAGGGAGCGCCCGAGCAAATCGTCTCAAACGAAGGGCTTTTTAAAAGCGAGGAAGACCAGAAAGCGTTCGTGGAGTTTCTGGTGAAGGAAATCACGGCTGTGAGGGACGGCGAGGACATCGCCGAGTTCATGGCGAATGTGCAGATATGGCGCAGGATGCGAATCGCGAGACCCGAGAATCCGATAAAAAACACTCCATTCCCGAAAAGCGCCAACGTCAGCCCGCCTATCATGGCCCAGAGGGTCAACACGGTCTACGCTAAACTGCTCAAGAACTTCTCCACGAAGCGTCCGTTCTGGTCTGGGGATAGCGCGGACGCCACATACAAGCCGCACGCCGAGGCTTTGAGCAGGTATCTCAACGCACTTTCCGCCTCTCCGTTTCATCTCAACCTGGAAGCGCTAAACCGGAAGGCTTTTTATGACCTTCCAAGTCTAGGGACACAGTTCTACGAGGTGTTTTGGGACTACCAGAGACTCCCTGTGTTGGAAGGGGACAACAAAACCCCGGCATATCGGGTGATAAAGAACGGCCCGGCCATCGAATTGATTAAGATTGAGGACTTTTTCACACGTCCGTATTGGGACGATCTACAGCGCGCGCCCTGGCTTGCAATCCGGTTCCGCCTGACATGGGGTGAGTTGCAGGAACGGGCCTCTTCAGGACGCTTCATGAACGTGGACAAGGTTCTTTCCTCCCCTTTGAAGGAGTTCACGGAGGAGGAAAAGCTCGAGAGGGAGCGTCTTGGCATCAACGCCAGCCCCGCGATGGACTTTGATTCGACAAAAGTGTTCGATTTGTACCGATTCCACGCGTTCTGGGACGTGAATGGGGACGGTATTCTTGAGGACATCAAGGGTGTGATCGAGCTGGAGAGCGGAACCCTGTTGCGTGTGGAGACCAACAACCTCGGATACAGGCTTGTGGGACGGATTCCGTTCTTCGAGATCCCGGGACAGCTGTATGGGATAGGCCTTGGGCACCAATTGCAGTATCTGCAGGACGAAGCCGAGACTCTCCACAACATGAGGCTTGATAACCTCAAGCTGGCGATGCTGGATATGTATGTCGCTCCTCGTGGAAGTGGCGTCACACCGAACGAAACGATGTACCCCGGCAAGATTATCTTCATGGACAAGCCGGACGAGTTCAAGCGCCTCATGTTTCCGGATCTGAGCGGGTCTTCCTACCAGGCGGAGTTCTTGGTGAACCAATACGCCGACCGGATAAGCGGCGCAAACGACGCTCTGGCCGGGATGGCCGACCAGACCCTCAAAAGTGGGGGTGGGGCTGAGGCCCAGAAATTCATGGCGAGTATGGCTTCCACGATTCTGGACGCCCAGTTTGACACGGTCGAGACGTATTACGCCGAGATGGGGCGCATGCTTGTGCTTCTGCTCGCTCGCAACCGGGATCTCGTGGACTATTCGATGGTGTCCGAGTCGGATGCGGCTTTAATACAGGAAGTTTTCAACCTAACTCCGGAGGAACTTCCGTTCAAGTTCAAGTTCAAGATTGAAACGACGGATGTGGCCCGTAGCGAAGAGATGCGCAAACAGAATTTCGCCCAGTTCATGGCTGTGTACAACGGCTATGGCGAGACGGTCGGGAAGTATTTCGCTCTGGCCCAGCAGTTCGGGCAGGTAAACCCGATGGCGAGTCTCATTTACTTGAAATTGGTCGTTGGACAGACCAAGATTCTTGAGAAAATGGCGGAATTCTTCAATTTGGGCAATCCTAAGGACTATGTGCCGTACTTGGGAGTGTTGGAATCGCAGTTGACACAGCAGGAAGCGCAGATGGAGGCTCAGAGTGCGAACGTCGGTGAGGGAACAGCTGGCCCGATTGGGCCTCGAGGAGCCATGGATAATTCCATGGCGCAAAATGACCAGAGATTTGCCGGAAATCCTGGTATCCCTGCGCCGGGAACTCCAGGAACGGTTGTCTAAAGCGCACCGGGACATGGAAGGTGCGAGCGACAGCCTCGAAATCTGGAGATCCCAGGGGGAAACAAGGGCGTTGCGGCATTTTATTTGGTGGCTCGACGAGGTGGAACGATTGGTTTCATCCAGGGAGGAACAAAGTGACTGATAGGGAGGAAACAAGGTATGTCTGACGAGCAGGTGGAAGTGGAAGGCGAAACACTGCCTGAAAGTCCGTTTGAGATCATCGACGAAACGGCCCAGGTGAAGGATGAAGGGCCGTCCAAGGAGGAGCTTCAGGCCAAGTTCCTGGAGACACAAAAGGAGCTGGAGGCCCTGAAGGCTCAGGCGTCCCAGTCGGCTGGGTTGAACGGCATCATGGAGCGCCTGGACAAGGTGGTGGATCGGCCCATCCAGGTTCAGGCTCCGCTCGCGCAACAGCCTGGAGAGAGCGACGCCGACTTCATGGAGCGCTTCAACAAGATGTACCTGGACAATCCGTCTCAGGCTCTTGATGAATGGGCGAACCGCAAGCTCGGACGCGCCTTCGAGACCATGGTGAAGGGACAAGAGAAACTTTCCCGTGCACTTGCCCTCAGCGATCCCGAGAACAAGAAACTCTATGAGAAGTACGGCAAGGAAGTGGAGAGCGAGATCGAGAGGATCCCGCTGGCCGAACGAGCGAGCGATCCGGATGTATACAAGAGGGCGTTCACGGTCGTGAAGGGGAGACACATGGACGATTACATAGCGGAGCGCGTCAAGGAGGAACTGGCGAAACTCCAGGCCCAGGCTCCAGCCGCGTCCCAGCCGAATCCGGGGGGGGTCGTGGATCGGGGGAGCCCCCTTGCCGGGCAGGCTCCCAAGCCCGGTAGCAAGGTGAGGATCACGTCCTCCCAGGCCACCAATATACGTAGCATGATGCGTGTGCGGGGGATCCCGGAGGATCGGTTCGAGCAGACGGTCATGGACATCATCGAAGACGGCGAGCTATCTAACTATTAAGTAGGAAGGAGTACTGATTATGGCGAACACGGAAGGGGCTGTTTCTGAGAAGAATGCTACGAAAAACGCGGAAACAGCCACCAAAGTCCTCGATAAGGTGTTCATCACCAAGGACAATACTTTTGAAGATGTGCTACGATTTATTCAGCAAGGAACAACGGTGTATTTCGACGATGCTCCCGGAAAGTTGATCGAGCTTACCGACGAGCAAGTGAAGGAGCTTCCGAGCCTTGAGCGTGTGAAGTACGATCAGGCCCGGGTGAACCACGAAAGGCTGAGCAAGGAGGATCCTGCTTGGCTCGAGGTTCTTAGGAGGCTCCAGATCAACCAGACGGACTACGCCAGTCCTATGGACAAGATCGAGGGCAACGTTCCCAAGCCCGGGCTTGTCAAGCGCAACGCGCGTGTTGACAAGGTGGACTACTGGAGGAAGCGTGGCTTCGAAGTCGCCCAGCCGGAGCATCTTGCGGATGCGAAGATGCGCCAGGTTGAAGGCCACTATGAGGTGAGCCGCAATGGCCAGGTGGAAAGCGTGCTGATGGTCACGACCCAGGAGAACTGGGATCGGCTGATGACCCAGCGCGCCGAACGTCGTAAAAAGAAGGTGCAGGCCATCAAGGAAGCCCAGGAACGGAATCTCCGGAACATGGGCTACAAGACAGTTCAATAAGAGCGTCGTGGGGGCGCTCTTCAAGATATTCACGCAAAGGAGAGGAATATGGCGTGGAGTTATGCTGGGCGTCTCGGCATGAATTCTGAGGCTCCCCCGATTGTGGAGTTCACAGCCGGAACCGGCGGGGTTACAAAAGGTATGCCCGTCGTGCTGTCTTCCGGTACCGTAATCACAAAGACCGGGGGAACGGATACGGTGGATGTCTTCGGGGTTCCCATCGGAACGGTTTCCGCCGGAGCGGACATCGGCGTGATCCTCGGACTGCCGGATGTCATGTTTGAGATCCCGAAGAAGACAGGGACGTCAATCACCATCGGTGGGAAGTATGGTCTGGAGGCTACGACCCTGAACGTGGACGGCGGCAACGTCACACAGACAATGGTTCAGGTTGTCGGTCGGGGTTCCACGTCTACCACATACAAGTGTATCGTGCTTGATTTCGCCAACGCGTAAGGTAAGGGGGTAACGAAATGATTGGCAACACAAAAGCTTTCCCCTACCAGCTGGACAAGACCATCGACAAGATGTTCTACGCCCAGATGCGGAGGCGGAATCGCTACTACGAGTCCATCTTCAAGAGCATGGACGCTCCGAAGGGTGGGGAGTACACCGAGGCCACACTGAGCGAACTCGGCCTGCTCCGGGAGCTTCCCGAAGGCACTGGCGTTGAGTTCGACGTGCCTGCCGAGGGCAACAAGATCACCCGGTACTACACTCCGTACGGGTTGGGCACGCAGATCACCAAAATCATGATTATGGACGACCTGCACGACAAGTGGAAGCAGGTTCCTCCCGCCCTTGCCGATTCCGCCATTGAGACAACCGAGATCATTGCGGCTGACGTCCTTGAAGGCGGATTCTCCGGTGGAACTTCCACTGGTGAAGACGGGAATCCCCTGTTCTACGCGACTCATACTTCTTTGAAGGGTTCTGTCACGATCAACAACCTCGGAAGCACCGACCTTACGTCGACCGCTCTCGAAGCCGCCTTCTCTTATGGTGACAGCCTGGTCGGGGAGAACGGATTCGTCCGTCCCCGCCGCCCGGTGGCCGTGACATGTCATCCCGCCCAGAAGTGGGTCGTGAACGATCTGCTCAAGTCCACAGGGCGTGTGTGGGACTACGCTTCCCGCACAAAGGGCTATGTGAACGACGGAACCAACAACCTGGCTCCCGCCGCCCAGGCCCTCAACACCCTGAATCCGAAGAACGGCATTGTGGATGACTGGACTGTCTACCTCAATCCGTACTTCGACGACGAGGACGCTTGGTATGTCCTGTTCGAAGGGTACGACCTGCGCATCCTGTGGAAGGAACGCCCTGTTCTTGAGAACTCCGGCGACTTCGCCACAGGCAACAAGATCTACAAGGTCACCATGCGCCTGAGCGCCTTCTCCAACAACTACAAGCTCATGTGGGGTTCCCCTGGAGCGTAAGAAAGAACGCAATTTAAGAATCGTGAAAACGAGGGGCTCCGGATGGAGTCCCTCTTTTTCTTGAATCAATTCCGGATCTGATGTAGGATCTGTGGAGGAGATGACAGGATGGCAGGGGTTCAGTGGAAAGAAATAACGGTGACAGGCGTGAACCGAGATGGCACTCCGTTCACGGGAACCATGATCGAAGCGCAGTACGGAGTGACAAAGAACACGCCAATGGGTGTTGCTTGGGATATTTGTTGCAAGTGCAGGATGTCTTTTCCCGTCACGGAAATGGTGAAAGTCTCCGGGCGCTACTACTGTTCCAAGAACGGTTGCATCAAAGACACTCAAGCGAAGGAGTATAAATAATGACCCTAGAGGAAGCGATCTTTGAAGTGTACACACGCACGGATGAGCAGAGCGACCTCGATCCGTATGTTGGAGGCGTGATCGATCTGGCTTCGAGTGGAGCCGCGCTCATTCAGAGGGCGCTCAACCAGGCCCAACGGGTCATCTCTACGTGGAAATTCCCCAACGGCACAAGAATCCGGTTTCGCGTCAATCAGAGAGAGGCGTTGGTTCACACACTGTATCCTTCCGTTACCATCCTCGCGTGGGATTTAAACAAGACCTTGACATGGGACGTTCCGGAAGCCGCTAACAATCACTACAAGTTCGGAGTGCTTGAACTGACCATAGGCGGATCCAAATACGAGTTTCTTATTTTGAACTCCACCGCGACGACCTGTCTTGTCGACAAGGTTCCGGTGTCTGATCCTTCCGGTATTGTGGGGAATATCCGCTTCTCTCGTTACGAGCCGAATGTGTCGGAAGGCTGGACGATGCCGTTTCTCATCAATCCCATCGAGATTTTCGATGTGGAATCCAGAACCCTTATTCCGCGTGGAACGGCAAAAGATACATTTTCAACGCTTATCATGAACGCTGGAACGCCCACTCAATGGAATCCGGATGGAAGTTACATAATTTTCAACTCGGCTCCTCAGGAGGTTCGATACCTGAACATACGGTATTTCGGTTATCCGCCTGAACTGACACAGTTGACCGACACGTTCTACCTGCCGGAAGCGTTCCATGAAGCCATCGTGCAGTGGGCTTGTTGGTGGGCGTATCGGCGGATCAGCGAAAACGCCTCCGCATACGCGCAACTCAGGACTTTGAACGATTTGATGTCCACGTTGAGAACGGAAGTTGACTTTGACCACGACACCGACTCCGGACGTCTCACATACGCAGTGTAATTATGGCTATTCACAGACTTGATGAATTGTGGCACGATGACACGGATGAAAAACTCTATCGTCGCACGGGGCAGACAATGACCGAGGTTTCCCCTTCGACAGGAGGCACCGGGGAGGGTCAGATAAATTACGCTAAAAATCCGTTGCAAGAAAGTTCTGTCAATTTTCTTACGTATTCGGGTTTTACTCCTGTATGGGCTACCACGTACAATCTATACGGTGGCGGCGCTATTAAATGCACGATGACTTCAAGTGGCACAGGACGCTATTTGCGTATTGCGCTTGATGACCTGAGTGACGCCCAAATCACGGAGATGCTTCGTCTTTCGTTCTTCTACAAATTGACCGAGGGCGGGGACGACGCAGTGCGTTTGAGCATTTGGAACGGTACAAACCACACATATCTTACTCCGAAATACTTGGTATCGGCATCCGGCGACATAACCAAATACGACGGCTGGTGTTTTAGCATTTCCAAAACGTCCCACTATTTGCAGTTCACCTTCAAAGACTCTACTGCGATAACACTCTACCTTGCGGATCTTGTTCTTGCTCCCCGTGTCCTCCCCCAGGGTGCGGTTATAAGCGAGTGGGAAGAATACCCACTACAGATAACAGCCACTACTACAAGTCCCACCCGCGGGACAATTTTGCATGAAAAGGCTTTATGGAGGCGTGTTGGATCAAGTATTGAAATAAAATATCGTCTGCAGCAGGCAACCGGAGGCACAGCAGGAAGTGGAATCTATCTGTGGAGTATTCCTAGTGGACTAGAAATAGATTTAACAAAGATGA